GCTTGAAGAAGCTACCGAGTACCACAAGGGTCTAAAGGATGGCAGCATCAAGAGGCAGCATTCTTATTCCCTGACCTATGCAAAGAAGCGAGTAAACGACCTTACAAATAAAGTAGAAACAGCTAAAAAACTTTGGGCATAGTTCCCAAGCAACTTTTAAAAGATTTACCCAATGGATAAAGTAATTGTAATATTCCTAACGGACGAGTGCCACAGAAAAAGTAGTTATTTCTTGGAGGCCATATTCCCGGACGCAAAGCCAATGACAAACCGAAGCGTCACTCATTGCGTCAGTGAAATCAATGGGAAATTATACGACATATCCGGGGAAATCGAAAAACCATTAATTGACCTATATTTCCCAGCAGATGAAAGAATGATCGACGAAATGTCTGACTGGTCATTCCACGAAAACAATGTTTTAAGGATTACCGATTGCGATTTCTGTGGTGAACCTATGGTCATAACCCCTGACGGCGACATACGTTCCATATACGTCGAATAAAACAATTTATCAACTCCCCAATCCCCAGCCCGGGACCGGACCACCCAATCCGCGCCCCGGGTTTTTCACTTCAATACCCCTTCGGGGTCGGATTTTTTTTCGCATTTTCGACGACCCACTTGTTCACCGACTTATCAACATTCCCCCAATCGCCGGAATCACTTTTTTTCGTACCTTTCACCCATTCACAAAACCCCAATATTTCAGCAATGGCTTGGAAACCCGACGACATCGAAAAAGTCTTCACCGAAATCTGCCGACGTATCTCGGAGGAGGGATATTCAATCCGAAAATGTTTACTCGACCCGGAATTCCCCGGTTCGGAAACTTTTTACAAATGGCTTGAAGATGATCCCGAAAAGGCGAAACGATACGCACGCGCGTGTGAGGAGCGCGAGATTTTGATGCTTGAGGACATTATCCACATTGCCGATGACACGACCCGGGATGAAAAAATCGTGATGATGGGTGATGCTGCGATCGTGACCATCGACAAAGAACACATCCAAAGGTCAAAGGTTCGGATCGACGCGAGAAAGTATTATTTAGCCGTCACAAACCCCAAAAAATACGGAAATAAGGTTGACGTGACGTCCGACGGTGAATCAATCGCCAATATGACACCGGAACAAAAGGACAAAATGCTGGCGACATTGTTGAAAAAAGCGCAAGATTTGGATGGGACTGAGTGATTCGGAATTAAAATTATTGAACGAACTACTTCGGGACAAGGAAATTCGCCAACTGAATGACGGGCTGATCAATTATCACGGCAAAACAAACCCGAATTATCGATTTCTTCGTGATTCCCTATTATCCCAAGCTTACGACGTTTATGGTGAACTGGTTGACGGGGTTCGTGGTTGCGTTTTGGAGGGTTCGTCGCGGTCCGGGAAAACGTGGTCCGGTATTGATTTGATTTTCTTCATTGCACTGGTTTATGATCCGGGTTCAACGATTCACATTTACCGGGAAACATACAACGAATTCAAGACGACCCTTTATGATGATTTCAAACGGCGCCTTGACCATTTCTACCTCCCGAACAAATTCCATCACGCGCAGGACGTCAAAACATTTAAAATCGGAAAAACCAAAATCACCTTTTTAGGATGCGACAAAATTGGAAAGGCTCACGGGGCGGGTTGTGATTATGCGTTTTTTAATGAGGTGATGTTCATTCCCCGCGAAATATTCGATCACGTCGAAATGAGGTGTCGTAAGTTTTGGTGGATGGATTACAACCCATCAGTAACACAACACTGGGTTTTTGATTCCGTAATTCCCCGGGGCGATGTCGGATTTTTACGGACCACATTCAAGGACAACCCATATATTTCACCGCAGGAACGAAATAAAATCCTTTCTTACGAACCTTGGGAACCCGGGACATACGAGGTCCGCGATTCGGAAATATACTACAAGGGTAAACCCGTGACCGACAAACATCAACCGCCCCCACATTACAAAAACATCGAACAGGGGACCGCTGACGAGTACAATTGGAAGGTTTACGGATTGGGGCTTCGAGGGGCGATGGAGGGCGTCATATTCAAGCACGTCACTTGGATCGACCAATTCCCGACGTTCGTGGACGAGTTTACATACGGGAACGATTTCGGGTTCACCGTTGACCCGAACGCGACGGTCCGATATGCCGAGGACCGCGATAACATCTGGATCGAGCCGTTGTGTTATTCATCCATTGACAACCCTGACGACCTTTCCGACTTTTGGGAGGAAATCGGATTGTCCCGGTCCGACATCATTACCTGCGATTCATCGGATAAATACACCGGGGAAAACAAAGGGACCGTTGAAATGGTTTCGGCGTTGGAGGATTTGGGCTGGAACGTTTTCAAGGTATCGAAAACAAAGTCGGTGATGTTTTGGCTTACATCGATGAAGCGGAAAAAAATTCACATCGTTCGGAATCAATATTACAAGGAGGTCAAAGCGGAGCAGGAAAATTATGTGATGAAAGAAATTCACGGAATCCTGATCAATCAACCGATCGACAAATTCAATCACTTCTGGGATGCTGCAAGATACGCGCATATCGCGCACAACGAGGAATCAGCTGCGGTGCATTGGTAACGGTGCATATTTACAGTAAAATACAGAAATAGGTCCTTAAAGCACCCAATTTTTACTGTAAATTTACAGTATTCAACTAATAGAAAAATCTACCAATATGGCTAAAATAAAAAAAATACAAAGAAGCGAGAATCAATGGAATTATCATTTTTTCTGTCCCGCGATGGGTTTTTTTCGTTATATAAAAATTAATTTGTAAATATTCGTATTCTTGTACTAAATTTAAGCCCTAAAACGATGGAACTCGACAAAGACCAGATACTCGACCGGATATTATCCCCGTCAAATCCAAACATTTCGACGTATCGTGACGACCACCAAATTCTTGATATTTTACACAACGGGGGCGATGTTGCTTCGTTATTGGAAAAGGTCAAGAACTTCGAAAACGAGGAACAAAAGGAACTCCGAAACAAAATCGCACGATCCACCAAAGACCTCCTCGCCTATCTAATCACCCCAATCAACAAAGTATTTTCCGCGTCCGGTTTCGTGACCAAAATTGAAGCGAAAACCGAAACCACCACCAAAAAAGCAAACGATTATATCGAGAAATTGCCCGAGGGGGTTTCATTGCGTCAATGGATGCAGGATTTTTGGGTCCCCGCTTACATTTCGGACCCGAACGGGGTCATCCTTGTTGAAACCAACGAGGAGGGCGAAGCATATCCGACAATCAAATCGATCGATTGTATTCACGACTTTAAGGCGAAATGGGAGGATTTTGAATATTTGATTTTGCTTCACAAAAAGGTCGATATGAAAAAGGACGATTCCGAAGAAATGGAAAAGGTTCAAATATATCGGGTTTACGATTCGGTCAAAGACGCGCTTTATTATGTGAAAGGCGAGGGTGACAAAGCAAAACTTTATGAATACGAGGACGACGAGGACCAGCATATTTACATACATAATCTGGACCGTGTCCCTGCGTGTTTCATTAGTAATATCAAATGTACCAAAACCGGGGGTCGAAAATCATTCATCAATGTCATCGATGAACACCTCCGCGAATTCCTCAACGATTCGTCAATCCATTCGATTTATAAATTCCTTCACGGATTCCCAATTTTCTGGCGTTATGCGACCAAATGTTCGACGTGTAACGGGACCGGGCGTGTAAAAAGGCGCCAAACAACCGAGACTGACGACGGTTACGATACCTGTTCGACGTGTAACGGTAAAAAGGTAAAAATCACGAACGACGTTTCCGATGGTGTTGTTATCCCAATGCCAAAGGAGGGGATCAGCACCGGGGGAAATGACATCGCCGGATATATTCAACCTGACCTCGAAACTTGGGGGAAACAGGTCGAGGAAATGGACGGATCACGAAAGGAAATGTTTTTCGCGTTATGGGGGACCCATTTAACCGAACCGGACGGAGTGGAAAAGACCGCGACACAGGCGTTTATCGACGCCCAGCCCGTTAACGATGTACTCTGGAACATCAGCAACGTCGGTGAATCGATTGAAGAAAAATTAATGTTCAACATTTTGGATATTTCATTCCCGGAAATGATCGACGAGGAAAAAATCGTTTCAAAATGGGGGCGACGATATTTGACCGAAACCCCAGACGTCCTCTGGAATAAATACACGGAAGCGAGAAAGGATCAATCGCCAATCACGACCCTTGATTATCTTTACAAGCGGTTTTTAATGGCAGAATATCACAACGCCCCGACGATGTTGGAGCAAAAAATGAAAGAATTTTACTTGGAACCGTTCCCACATTATACCCTTAGCGATATGCGTGGGATATTCAAACCGAAAGAAATCCAGAAAAAAATGTTATTCAGCGAATGGGTCGCCGATGACATCGATTTCAACAAGGAAAAGGACGTGTTAAAAGCGGAATTTGAACAATTCGTCACCGCAAATATGGACCCCATTGAGGAACCCAAACCGGGCGATCCACCACAGCAATAAATTTTTATTAACCCGTAATATATTACACCTATGAAAACAATTAAAAAAGTGAAGTACATCGTCATCGACGGCGAGGTAAAAAAAACCGAGGACATCCTCGAAAAAAAGGAAAAATTGGGGAAAGCCGAGCCAGTTGTTAAAAACGTTCTGGATTCCACCGCGACCAATTTGGTGAACAAAACCAAAGTCGAGCTGGCGCGTGCCAAAGCTAAAAAAGTGACCATCGACATCGACGGCTGGGAAGAAGTTGAAAACAAAGCGGACAATTCCAACACCGCCGAAGCGAAAGCCGGAAAGGGTAAAAAACCAGCCGACAACAAAACGCAAGGTTCTGGCGATGGTGATGAATTCGACCCAAAAACGGCAAATAAGGAACCGCTGATCGCTTACGCCAAAGAAAACAACATCGACCTCGGTGAAGCGTCAAAGGTTGACGAAATCCGTCCGATCGTTGTCAAATGGCACGAGGAAAACGCCCAAAAAGGCGGGGAATAAACCCGGGTAAACGATGACGCCCGATTTGTTCATCACGATTACCAAGGAAAGCAACCCCCTCGCCGTTGAAATATACACCCGAGGGGGATGTTTTAAATTCTTTAAAATATTGCAATCGAAATTCCCGGAAGCGGAGGCTTTCTATGATGGGGACCACGTTATCACGAAAATCGACGGCAAATATTACGACATCAATGGGGTACAAAACCCCGGCAATCATTTACGGATGACAACGGAACAGCAGGACGACGCTGAATCGTGGTCGCCAAACATTAAACAAATTATTTCAGATATGTTAGATCAAACCACAATCGACAAAATTGCTGCAGCATTGAAAATCAAGCCGGACGATTTCAAGGCAAAATTAACCAGCGACAAGGAAGAAGGAATTGAAATTCCGTCCGGGACCTATTTAACGGACGACGATTTAAAAACCCGTGACCGGAACAAGTACAATGAAGCGAAAAAGGCTTTTGAGGAAATGACGGTCAAAAAAATCAAGGAGGAAAAGGAATACACCGATTTCAACGGGACCACGTTCGAGGAACTATTCCAACACCACGATAACAAATTGAAATCGAAATACGATTCATCTGCCGATGACCGTGTTAAAACCCTCGAGAGCGATTTGGAAAAAATGAAAGGCGCTCACGCGACCGAAAAACAGCAACTTTCGGACCAAGTGAATGACTACAAATCCAAATTTGAACAGGAACGAATCGACACGAAAATTCTTTCGGCAATGCCAAAGGAAACAACGATCAAACCCGAGGCAATCGTGACCCTTTTCAAATCAAATTATCAATTATCCCTTGATGAAAACGGAAACATTGTTGTTTCTAAAAACGGGGAGGTTTTGAAGGACGCCGGAACCGCGTCACCGTTACCATTCGACAAGGTATTCACCGAATATGTTGACGCCGAAGGATATATCGGGAAACGTGGCGGTCGTGGCGGTGGAAATGACGGCGGAGGGGGTGGTGGAACATCCACTGAAGAAGATTTTATTGAAAAATGGGAAAAATATAACGGAAAAAAAATATCTTCGCAGGAAGGTGTTGACGCCCTCGTCAAATTCCAAGCCGAACAAGCCAAATAATTAACGGGGGTCATATCGACCCCCTTTTTTATGGGTATCACTACAAAAGCCAAAGATACTGGCAACCCATAAACGCCAAAGATACTGGCAATATCGCAACGCAAGACGCGCCGTTGTATTAAAATCGAAACATTAATTTTTTTAATTTAATTTTTTTCACAAATGGCAAATTATACAGATGCTATTCTTGCGAAAGCACAGGCGAAAATCCAGTCCAAATTTGGAGCTCCTGAAAAGCGATTAAAAGCAAACGGAGCATTTACCCCGTTCGCAAGAAACACACAATTCACGATCCCTGAAATCGAGCAGATGCGTGTATCGAATCAACGCCCGATCGAAGTGAATTTCTTAAAACGAACCGTCCGATCCGTCGGGTCCGCGCGTGAACACGATCACGCCGGGAATCAAGGGGATTCTGGAAAGGTTAACCTTTCTTGGAATACCTATCAAGACAAAGCTTCAACATCGTTGAAACTATCCGAAAATTTGATCTTCACTAACGAGGACATCGTCGCGAACGAGATCGAAAATATGTTGAAAAACATCGCAATCGCTACCCACGCCGACGCGTTGTCATTCCTT